GAAGCCGAGACCTTACGTGCCAACGTAGTGGAATTGCTGACCGGTATTAAGCGAACGCACACTTTGCCTAATATCAACATAAGCTTGGTGCCTCAAGCCTACGCTTGTGAGATGGTCCCGAACGGCGACTTCTTAATGAACCAGCGTCAAATCAACGTTTGCGACATTAAGTGGGTATTTGAGGCATGCAAAGCCGACTTTGACTACAACTACTCGAATGGTGTAGCTCCAGCGTTCACACAACTGGATGGTATCTACAATATGGGTCCTAACGAGTTCCTTAAGGACGCTTACATGGACTTAATGTTTCAGCAGAACAGTCTATTTCTTGACTTTCTCATCTGGACTGGCAATACGAACCTCATTAACCCAGTGCCGTTCGGGTTCAACCTGCAGTTGTGTCAGGGCTTGCTCTGGCATATCATCAATGAAGGTGGCTTCATACCAGTTCCACTTAAGTCGTCGGTCCTGACTAACCCCTTGACCATTATAACTGAGCTTAATAAGATGTACGGTGCCTTACCTGCAGCTATGTACCAGCTCATCCGTCGACCACGTGCAGGCAAAGAGCTAATACTCTATACCAGCACCGCTACGCTACGTGCATTAGAGCAGTTCCTTAGTACACAGAGTACTGATACAACTATAGCTGACATTGAGCAGAGAGAAGGCCTCATGTACTTCCGTGGCATCCGGATCTTCGCGACAGACGCTATCCCACCTAACTACGCACTCATTACATACTCATCTAATCTGTTCGTAGGGACCGACTTAATGAGTGATTTTGACGAAATCAAGTTCCTTGACCGCTCAGAGCATGACCTAAGGAGCGACAAGATTCAAGTCTCAGCGAAGTACCGTATAGGTACTGCAGTAAATTTCATTAATGAGGTAGTTTATTACTTTCCTGCATAATTATGGCATGCAAATATGATGGACCCAACCAAGACGTTGGGTGTGAGTTCTCAGTAGGTGGCGTACTAAGGATCTACGTAGGCAACTACGCTGACGTACTACCAGTCGTTAATGCAACGACCGGCAACCCCTACGAAGGTGCTATAGATGCCGTTACGATGGCGCCTGCATCCTTCTTGTACATCCTTAATCCCATCGCGGGTTCGGGTTCTGGCTTAAGTAGCGTGCAAGGTGTGGGTGCTGGAGGTGCAGTTAACCTCATCCAGACCGTTACGGCAGTCATACCTAATCTCTCTCAAGCACGCTTAAGGGCATACCAGAAAATCATAGGTCCACGCCTGGTTTTCTTCGTAGAAATGCGAGAACTTGACAGCGTCGCGCTTGTCCCGAAATGGATCATGTACGGCTTTGGAGGAGGCTTGCTGGCGACCACTGCAGATTCAAGCACTGGTGTGGCAGATGCTGACTTAAGTGGCTTCACCTACGCATTTACTGGCACGTCTGCGTTCGCACCTAAACAGGTGGCAATAGGTGGCAATGCAGCCACTACGGCATCAACCCTTTTGGCACTTTTGGCACCTTGATCAGCTTAGGCTACGGCAATCAAGTGTTTGCATTGAGGCGTAATTCATGCCCTGTGCAAGCTATTGTTGAGGCTTCAGTCTTGACTAACAGGATAGCCGTAGCCATAAGGCAACTTAGGGATATACCCTCCACCCAGTACCTACTTGCCAACGTAGACGCGCCAAATGAGTACTGGATTGAGATAGCTTTGGTAGTATTAAGCATAGGTGTGCCAAACCCCAGCTTGGGTCAGGTGCTCCTAAGTAAGGGCACCTATGAGATTCAGATCTACGCCGTAGACGCTATTGATCTACCTCTACCAGTAGTTGATTCCTTAACAGAAATGTTGCATATTGCGCCTGATTTTAAGTGAAATCAGGGTACATTAATGAAAAAAGGGCTGCCAGAAATGGTAGCCCTTTTTTGTTGTGGGGGGATGATGGTGCTTAGTCTTCTCGGAAGAAGTCTGTATACCCCAATATGTCTAAGTCGCTCTGGTACTCTTCCGACACATAGGCATACTGTTCTTCTTCTGCTGGTGTCGGCTTTTCTATCGCCTCGTATTCAGCCTCATAGGCCTGAAACGCTAAGTGATATTCAGCCTCTACGCTTTCTTCAGACCAACGTGTGATCCAGTGAGCTTGTCGGGCTTCTAATACGTCTAAGTAGGTAGTCATGGTGCTAAGGCGCCTTGGTACGTAGTGGTGGAGTAAAGGAATCTGCATACTGCTTGCATGCCTCATCATAGTCTTCTTCCTGTGCTGCAGTAGGGTGCTCTATGAGGAGGTATTGATCTGCGTACCTATAGAAAGTGCTATAGTAGTCTAACTTACTTGTCTCAATGTCGCTATTGTTCGCCTTTTGGGCTGCCGACAGTGCCTCGAAGGCTTTTAATACGTCTTGGTAGGTAGTCATTTTAGGTGGATTGAAATTGAACTGGTGGTGTGTAGTTGGAGAGCAGAAATGGGGCTATGTCAGCCTCTTTCCAGCCCTTCATTACCAGCATAAAGTAGGTGGCGGACTGCAGCTGAAGCCAGTTTAGGTCAACGATCTTGGTTTGGGCCTTTGCTTCTTTAAGGATGGCAGCTTTGGCTATGGCTACTAAGCAAGAGTCTTGATACATGTGTGCGTTTTTCATGCTTTTGGAGTTGGTGTGGTGAATAACATGCTGCAAATAGGGTATATCCATGCCAGCATCAAATACGTGCATCACGTAATTTCAAATCAATATGTACGTATATTGCAAACATGAATAACTGTGTCTTAGTAGATGGTCAAGATGAGCTGAGGTGGACATTTAGGATGTCCGAGGTGCCGGGGACTCTATATGGTGCCAGAACTGCAGCAGGTCAGTGCCCTTTTGCACCACTCGTGTCGACTGTGAGGGACATAGGGTTTGCACTGTTAGTCAATAACCAGAACAACATATATCCGTGGATACCCAACCGCAACATACCGCTTTTGGCCTCCGGTTGCGCTACAAGCTTCACAAACTGGATGACAAGGGTTCAAAGCGAGATACAATTAGGTACTGGTAGCTTGCTTTTAGGCTCTTTAGCGTCGGCTTTCAGGACTTCACAATTTACGATCATCAACTCGACCACGGTTGAGTTTGACTTGAGGTTTGACCGCTCAATGTGCGAGCTGGCGGCACCTAATATCTGCGCAATTGGCCTTAGATTGGCACCCGCTCCGTCAAGTCAAGAGATTGTCCATCGGTTTGGGTCATCTAATGCTGATTCCTACGTATACCTCCGTAGCATCTTAGGTCCCCTAGGTCCCGAACTGACAGGTGATGACATCCATGCAGTGTTTTGCTGTGATGCAGTACCAGAAGACCCAGTAGACCCGACTAAGCTCAACTTAGACTGCATTAATCTCTTCCCATTTGACTGTGAGTTCACTGTTCCGGGCGTCCGAAGGCTATTAGCTATACAAGAGAATCAAGTATTAAGCACTACGCTTAATGAGATAGACCAAATCAACTCATTTACACTTAATGACGGCACTGGGTTCACGGATCTGAAGATTTACGGGCCCGGTACGACCTTCACGCAGGAATGGACCTCAGAATTTGAGGGGTCAAGGTGGGCACAGACACTGCAAGTCTATGAGCACCCTATGTCAAGCCCTCACAGGGACTTAATCAAGCGCTTAATTAGGGGTAGGTGGAGGTTCATCTTTGAGGATGAGAACAGTCGCTGGTGGTACTATGGCAGGAGGTATGGTGTACGCCTAACGTCAGTTGAAGGGAAGACAGACGCGTATAAATCTGGCACCAATGGGTATAACATGACCTTCCAAACGTCAGATTACGACTCCGTGTGGGAAATTGCGCCTGCATTAATACCAGACATCCCGATCGACCCCGTTTTGGACTGCAGTCAGTACATAGGTGTGCCACTTAATCCCTTCCATCTGTGGGTTTTGCGTAACTGTTTCCTCAATGACATGCAAAACAACTTCCTGTCATGATGAGAGTAGAGCTTGCATCACGTGCAGTATTGTACGTTGATGCAAGGGCCAACCTAAGTGGCAAATTAGTGAATATTAAGATGAAAGTGAGTGAAAGGATCTTCACAAAAGGTCTCAATGCACTTGATAGACAGATGATTAGGGCTATGGATAGGCCCTTTGGCAAGTATCGCTATCGGACGGGCAAGTTGCTCAATTCTCTCATGATCACGCAACCGATTCAAGGCATGCTGATCATGGCATTCAACTATCCAGACCCAATACTTGCCTTCTTGCAGAGAAAATACGGGCCTATCTTCGCTTGGTCGCCTTCTGATGTGGCATACGTTCAGACGCTGGTTCAGGCATCCTTAGAACCTACGCAGGTTGCGCTTAGGCCCTCTACTGTGGTGCCTGTAGTCGCTGTCGTGGCACGGCCGGGCAAGCAAGTCATGACAGCGTCAGGTTTTGACTTCACAACGTCATCTAATAACACTCGAATTGACGTAGGTGAGGGTACGATAACCGTAAGGGGTCGTATAATGAGCTTAAGGGGGGCACGATTTGAGGTTCAACCAAGGGGCAGGTTGCAGCGGTATGACAGCATTCAAGTTACGCCCAGTGGGCTTGAATATGTGAGAGGTGCTAACCGGCCTGTGGACTCCACAGGTGAAAGACGCGTACTTTTCATTATATTTGTCCCCAGCGAAGAGCTTGAAGATGAGGAAGTCACTATTAGCGAACAGTTAACCACTTAATCAACCACTAATGTCAGCTTGCGGTAATGAAATTGACTACGGACCGGGTGTCGATACCTTCTTAGACTTCTACGAGAAGTACAACAACGTAGCTGCAGCACTGTGTACACTTAAGTTGCTGGTTGACACCATGCAGAACAACGCTGTGGCTGCGGATCGCGTGGTTTCTGGACTGACTATAACAATCACTGGTGCTGGGCCCTACGCAGGCAACGTAGCACCCGGCACATGGCAAATTGGAGGCACAATCTACTCCCTGGCAGCACCATACATTGAGTCTATTCAAGCTGCTGACCCTCTTTTAGACAGAATTGACCTCGTAGTTGTTAGGGGGTCAAATAATAACGTAGACATCCTCGTAGGCGTACCTGCTGAGACACCAGCTGCACCTACGCCAGCACCTAATGAGTTGGCGGTAGGCATAATATCCATCCCTGCCAACTCTCCACCCATAGTCATCCCGCCCTTCTCACTACCTGCAGGCACGGCGTTCGCACAGACGCTTAGGTGGGACACTACGCCCCCGCGATGGGTGATTAACAACATGCTTAAGAGCTATATTGACGTTTTAAACCCAGCCAGTGCAGGTACTGTAATCCAGTCCCCCTTAGTTGGCTCCAGCCTTGTAGGAGCTAACTTCTTTGGAGGTGCAGCGCCTTATATAAACATGTTTTCGCAGGTCCAGACTGGGCCGACCACTTCTTCTCAGGCACGCTTAACATTAGACGACACTAGGTCACGCTTAAGTTTTGTGAACGATGCCACCGCGGGACATGACGGGCAACGTGTGCTCGCAGAAACTGGCCAGTTGCTGCTTGAGGCAGACCAGCCGGGCGCGAAGATCATACTTGCCTCAGAAGAAGGCGTAGAAATCACGGATAGGGGCGCGCCAGCCAACACAAATAATAAGCTTTATCAGGTTGCGGGCACACTATATTGGGATGGCGATGAGATATGCACAGCACCCTGTGGTGGCGGTGCTGGGTACCAGATACTGAACACTAACATTAGTGCCGCGGGCATCTACAACCTACCTAACCCCGTGGCAGAGAATGAGAGAATAGTGCATTCCATCACTTCGGGCTTAGTAACTGTTAATTTGCCACCCTTCCCGACACCTAACTACAAAATAACAATTAAGGCAGGGCCTAATGCAGGGACTAATGCGTTGACTGTGGCATCAACAGGCCTCATAGAGGATTCCTCAAGTGATGTGTTCATAACCAACGATTTAGGTTCTTTAACGCTCATTTTCATCAGCAATGGGGCAGCCTCAACTTGGATTATAGTATAAAACATGGCATATCAAGAAACACTACCAAGACGCGACTTCCGCAGGTACCGGAAAGTCATCAACACTGCAAGCATAGGCAGTCAACTACTGGGGGGACTCGACGATGGCTGGGTGTCGGGCATGCAGTTCTGGGTAACCACTATCCACCTCGCGCTCGGAGCAGGAACATGGTCCGTAGCACCTGCCCTGACGCTTGGTGTGAATTTATCCGATACGAACTTAATAGGCACGGCGGTCTCGTTGGGTACTGCCAATTCGGCACAGGTGGTTAGGACGCCGTTCGCTGCGGGCGGCCTTCCAGCATCATTAATTGGCATATTTGGCACACTTAGGTGCAACGTAACAACGGCAGGAGTGGTTACGGGGCCGGGCGAATCGCCTCTAATATCCGTAGACTACTGCGGTTACTGGATGACACTGGTTAACACAGTAACATGAGCAACAAGCCCGACAAAGAAGCTAAGGCAGCATACCATATTAAGCAAAAGCGTAATGTTGCACCTGAGTTTAACGCATACACCCGAACCGGCCAGCGATGGCTTGACTTCGGGAGCGATAACTTGTACCCCCAAGGCACTGTTAAGCTACTTAATTCGGCTACTCACAACGCAATCATCAACACCAAGGCCGCAATGGCTTATGGGACAGGCCCGGTCTTCGATCCGGCAGATGAGCAGCTCCGGGCGGCCCTTGACGCTGCCTGTGGAGGTGACTGTGAGCCTTTTCTTAGACGGGTCTTAAGAGATATCGTAGTTCATAATGGGTTTGCTATTAGAGTGAGGTATTCAGCTGACTTCGTTGGCGTAGCGCAACTGGAATATGTTGACTTTAAGACAGTGAGAGTAGAATCACCCACTAATCAAGCGGATTTGGTGCCAAAAATGTGCTTCTTGTCCCCTGACTGGGCACAAATAACGCCAAACACCTACTCTTCGGGTGGGGCATCGGCGTCTCATGAGCCTCTGTTCAACCCAAAGCTGAGGCATGTTCACCCAGACAACGCAACTGGTGAACCTACGCAGATCCTCTATGGTATAGTGCCCTCAGACCTCACAGATTTCTACCCAGCACCCGACTACTTAGGTGTCATTAATTGGGCATTAACAGAAATTGAGATAGGTAACTACCACTACAAGAACGTTTCAAACTGTTTCAAGCCTGACATGATCATTACCATGCCTGACACGATGGCAGAGCCTGAAAAGGAGGACTTTGTTCGGAAGTTGACTGAGCAATACAGCGGTACGGACAACGCAGGAGGCATGATTGTTCTCTTTGCACCTACCACACAGTCCGCCACCGGTAGTGAAGGCATCCTGTACCCCCAGATTACTGCCATGCCAAACTCTGCCAATGCAGATATGTGGTTAATCACACTTGACCATGCCATACAGCAGATCATCACAGGTCATAGGCTCACTTCGCCAGCCATTGCAGGCCTGTCGGGCGCGGGTGGATTAGGTGGCAACGCAAGTGAGATAGCAACCGCTTTCGATTACTTCTACAACACAGTAGTTAAGGACTACGCACGCAGGATGAACGACTTAATGTGGCCCGTGCTGTCATTCATGGGCTTCAACAAGCCAATCCGGTTCGGTAGTCCCATAGCGTTCACACCTACGGACGTAGTTGATGTATTAGAGACACCTAATCCGCCTATGTGATGCACCTACTAATCAACCAACAGAGTCTGATCGTCAACACAGAAGCCTCAGTTCACGTTAACTGGGACAAGGTGCGTATATCCGCTGGTCAAGCTCAAAATGAGTACATTAAGCCTGCATTGTGTAAGGCGCTTTATGATGAGCTTGTTAGTCAAGATGAAACCAACACACTTACGCCCGAAAACCTACTACTTAAGGATGCTTACGTGATGCCTGCCTTGTCCTACTGGACACTCTACATAGCCCTACCCTTCATCCAAACTGAGTTGAGGGCCAAAGGCCTGTTCCAGCACTTTGATGAAACGGGTTCTGTTGTGAATGGGGGCATCTATGGCACTATGAAGCAGGCATACAGGGATAGGGCAGAGTACAATATACGTCTTCTGCATGAGTTCCTTAATGAATACCCTAATATCTACCCACTTTTTAGAGACTGTGCACATTGCAGCAGCAACAGCATAGGTAGTTCCCTGCCGGGCGGGATATTCCCCCGTAGAATTAGGAATAACAACATATTAGACTGGTAAAACCATGACACAAGAAACATTTGAAATGATAAAAGAGGGCGGAATCTCTGGAACAACTACGTATGTAGCAGTTGATCAGCTGCAAAGCGTAGCTACTACTATAGACTACGTAGCACTCTTAAGCCATCCCATAACCTACATGATATTGAGCATGACTATCCCATTTTTGATTAGATTTGCAGGTGCTCAAATGAAGTACTACTTTGACAAGAAGCGAAGTAAGGCAGGACTAAGCGTAACTTCAGGCACAGAATCAAAAGATCCTAATTCAACTAATAACCTTAACTAAGATGGCATTAATAGAGACCATTTCCAACTTCGTCAGACTGCGTAAGTACACTGAGTACCTGCAGATCGGCACACCGATGCTTGACAACCCAATCGGCATAGTGCCGAACGCCAACAAGACCTTGCTTGACTCCAGTCCGAGCGGTATGCAAGCCGATCAGGCACTTAAGCAGAACATTAGCTTAGAGAGCAAGGGCTTAGGCAAGTATGACATCATCTTGATTGCCAACAATTCGGGTGGAGAGAAGGACAAACTTGCTGAATCGATCAAGCAGGCCATGACCTTGCTGGCACGGGGTGGTGTTATCCTGATTGACAACGCATTTCCGCGCAATATGAACCAAGTTGAGCATCAAGGGACGGGTAGCATCACACTTTGGAACCTATTCAAGGCATGGGCAGATGACTATAACCCAGCCGAAACGTCTGAAAGTCAACGCGCTAAGCCTATAATGTACTCTGGCATGCCCTACAACAAAGCGGTGTTCATAATTGACTTTGGCAAGGTCAATATGTTCAAGGCAGGGTTTGTCGCCTCAGATAAACCGGTCGCGGCTAACACCAAAACAGGTGAACCTGACTGGAGTAGCCTCATGATTGAGCTTGTAGTTGACAAGGAGCACGCGATTGGCTACCAAGACAACATTAACAACGACTACGCATACGCAGACCAGCACACTACGCTTGACCCGAAGGAATATGTAACGTGGATTAACCAGAACTTAAGCACTACCACTAATGTCAAATCAAGCAGCACAAAGGAGGTTCCTGTATTGCAACCCAATACCACTCTACCAGCTGGACTGGCCTCAGACGCGAATGGACAAGACGGTAGCGATGCTGCGCGACTGGACAAGCAGTCCGATACCCGAAAAAAGTAAGCATCACTTAGTTTACTCTCAACTTGCAGTGCTTAATACAAGCATACACGCGTTTAGAAGCTGCCAAAATGGCCAACTCAAGACCAAAACCATGGCAGATCACTGGCTAAATTGGTTTGATGAACAGGAGGTAACCACATGAGGTGGAAAGACTTGAATATAGGCGGCCTCAAGGGCCGCTTTCTTGATGAATTGGAGGATAGTTTGGGGATAGTTGATGTTGCAGAACGAAATTCTGTCTGCAAAGTGGTGGATACTGCCTCAAAAGTGTCAGGTCTGTATCTTTACAACCAAGCAAATGTCAGTTATGAGCAGTTGCCTTCTGGTCATTTCAAGATAGCGGATAGCTACACCTACGCAGAAGAATTAGAGGTAAGAGAGCGTGCCAATTTGGGTGAATTATCCCTTCCTTACGTGCCGGACTGGGAAACTCATCAAACATCTAAGCCATTCCTTAAGCAGTACGCGATACTTGACGCTATAATCAACGGTAAGCAGAAGAATATAGTGATGGCTATAGGTAGGCAGTTCGGGAAGACGTGGATTGCAGCCATGGCAGCACTATATTACGCGTTGAACTACTCTGACTTAGTCATTATTTGGGTAGTACCCAATGATAAGCACATTAAGAAGGTGCTTAAGGACTTTGAGAGGTATCTCGATGGCGGGCCGAAGCATATAATGAACAAGTCGACTGGCAATCAAGTCATTGAGTTCTCGCGCAATAGGTCAAGGATTGAATTTCGGCAGGTTCATAACAGCAAAACGACCAGAGGAGACACTGCAGACATCGTTATAGTCGATGAGGCAGCCTTTATAGCAGCTGATACGTATCACAAAGTGGTGGCACCTTTGACACTTGTCAAGGGGCGCAAAAGAATCTTCTTAAGCAGCCCGTTTGGCAAGAACTGGTTCTATGACTTGTACTTGCAAGGCGAAAACACTGAGACAAGTACCATATGTTTCACTGCAAAGACAGCAGACAACCCCATGGTGCCAGTGTCTGAGATACGGATGGCAGAATTAACAGCACCTAAGGAGGCCTTTAGGCAGGAGTATCTTGCAGAGTTTGTTGATGATGGTGGCTCAGTCTTTGGAGGCGTAGATGCCTTCATAATTGACGTAATGAGACCCGAAATCACACCTAAGTTGTACGCAGGTATCGACTATGGGAAGAGCAATGATTACACCGTCCTTACAGTGCTTAATTCAAGAGGCGAAATGGTGGATATGCACAGATTTCAGCTGCCAGATTGGACGCTGATCAACAAGAAGCTCCATGATCTACTGAAGGAGTATGGGTGGCCGGCCACCTATGTTGAAACCAATGGTGTAGGCGCAGTAGCGGACTACCTATTGCAAAACGCTGACGTTAAAAGGCGTATTTGGGGCTGGAATACCTCTGCACAAAGCAAGGAGCAGATGATTCAGGACCTTCAGATGGATTTATCCAATGGTCAAGTGAAGATAACCAACAATGCTATCCTTATTCAGGAGATGAACATGTTTAATTTTGACATTATAGGAGGCCATATGCGATATAGGGCAAGAACTGGGCATCATGATGACTGCGTAATGAGTCTTGCTTTAGCTAATCAAGCACGTAGGTTGCTGCACAGGGTCTAAAGGTCAACCTCCAAGCCAGA